ACTGAAACCTATCGTGATCCTGACAGCTTTGCTGACATTGTGCGTGGTATGCATCTTTATGGTCGCAAGATTTTGCGTCCTGAAGGCATTGTCACTGCTAAGTATAACGCTGCTTAAGGAGAACATAAATGGCAACGATTTCCACTCTCTCAAATGCCGTTGGAGCAGGTACGCATCCTTCACGCGGTATTCGTCAAATGCCTTATGTTGTAGAAAACGTCATTGATTTGGCTGCTGCTGTTACGGCAAAAGGCAGTGCTTTGGCTGCTGCTGATGTGATCGAAGCTCTTCAGATTCCTGCACAATCCGTTGTGTTGTCTGCTGGCTTTGAAATTCTTACTGCTGTAACGGGTAGCTGCACGGTGAGCTTGGGTGTTACTGGTGTAACGGCTGCTGCTTATGTGTCTGCTTTTGGTGTGACTGGCTCTCTTGCTGTGGGTGACTATGCCACCCCAGCTACTGCCGGTTATCCTATTGTGACTAAAGCTGCTGACACCTTGGACTTGCTGTTGGTTACTGAAACCACCACGCTAAGTGCAGGTAAGATCCGCGTCTTCGCTGTTATTTGCGATGTTCAAGACCGTAGAGAAATCTTGGGTCTGTCAGTTGACCGCGATCAGCTTGCTTAATGTAAGCTAGTAACAGGGGCAGCATCAGAAATGGTGTTGCCCCTTTATTTTTGTAGGGTGTTATGGCTACCTATCTTTCTCTAACTAATGAATTGCTTCGTAGACTTAACGAAGTAACAATGGATAGTACAGACTTAGCTAATGCTAAAAATATTCAAGCATTGGCTAAAGACGCTATTAATTCAGCTATTAGGGAAATTCTTCATTCTGCCCAAGAATGGCCGTTTACACTTGTAACATACACACAAACATTAACTGTTGGAACAGGCACTTATGCTTTTCCAACAGCAACTTCTAGCGTTGATTGGGACAGCTTTTACTTAAAAAAATCTACAACATATAACAGCAGTCCCGGCAAGCTTAAACTTATTACATTTGATTACTACACAGAACAACGTAGACCTATAGATGACAATGCTGGCACTGGCGGCTACGCTCCTCCAGTTTATGTCTATCAAACACAAGAAAGCAAATTTGGTGTAAGTCCTCTTCCTTTAAATCCATATGAAGTGGAATATAAATACTGGTCTTTTCCTGATGATTTAGTGCTTTATACAGATGTTTGTATAATTCCAGATAGATTTAAGAATGTTATTATTGATGGTGCAATGGCATACATGATGTTATTTAGATCTAATGAACAAAGTGCTAATATTCATGCTGAAAAGTTTGATCAAGGCATTAGAGCCATGAGAAGGCTTCTTCTTGACGAACCAATTAGTGTACAATCTACCGCTATTACAAGATCGTATGTCTCTCTTAGGGTGATGTAGTGCCTGATAGAATCAATGGATTTAAAGTGAATTGTGTTGGTGGGTTAGATACCAACAGGGATTTACTTGCTCAGCCAGAAGTTGCTCCCGGTAGCGCAATACAACTTATTAATTATGAACCATCTATTAGTGGTGGTGGATATAGGCGTATTAGCGGATATTCTAATGCTTACGGCACTGTAACCGGCACTGGAAAGGTATTAGGAGTAGCAGTTATTGAGGGACTAAATGACAGCATTTTTGCTTGTCGCGCTCCTTCAGCAGGTACAAATTATTTTTATAAATGGGTAAACTCTAGCAGTACATGGTCTGCAATTACTACTCCCGGCACAGTGACAATGACGGGTGTAAAGAAAGTAAGATTTATAAAATATATATGGGCCTCTAAAAAAGTATTACTGGTAGACGGTATTAATCCTGCTGCCATTTATGACGGCACAACATATACACAAATAACAGATACTAACGCTCCAAATTCTCCTAAGTATGCTGCTGAATTTAAAAACCACATGTTTTTAGGTGGCGACCCAACAGACCCATACAATCTTTACTTTTCTTCTCCTCTTGATGAAACTAATTATAGTCCAGCTAATGGCTCTGGAGTTATTAATGTTGGCTTTGATATTGTACAACTTAAACAGTTTAGAGATGACTTGTATGTATTTGGTAAAAATATAATTAAAAAAATTACTGGTACAAGCATCACTGACTTTATGCTTGTAGAAGTAACAAAGAATTTAGGTTGTGTAGTACCAGATAGTGTTCTTGAACTTGGCGGCAATCTTTTATTTTTAGGGCCAGATGGATTTAGACCAATCTCTGGTACTGCTAATAACGACGGTGTAGAACTTCAAACTATTTCTAAAAGAATTCAATCTACTATTAATGCTATTTTACAAGAACTTGTAACTTCTGCTGTTGATGTTGAAACTCTGTCTTCTGTAGTAATTAGAAAAAAATCACAATTTAGATTTTTTATTCCAGATGATGGTACATATGGTATACTAGGTGGTATTAGACAAACAGAAGCTGGTTTTGGTTTTGAATATAGTTTGCTTTTTGGTATACCGGCTACTTGTGCTGACAGTGGGTATATAAGCTCTCAAGAATTTACCATTCATGGAAATGCAGATGGTAAAGTTTTTCTACAAGAAGACGGTACTAGTTTTGATAATACTGAAATATTAAGCGTTTATCAAACTCCATATTATTATATGGAAGACCCCACTATAAGAAAAAACTTTTATAATGTAACTACATTTTTAAGAGGCGAAGGTCTTAATAATATTGTCTTTGCTGTATCGTATGATTTTGGTACAACAGACAGAGTAGAAGTATGGAATCCTTCTAATTTTAGCATCACTACTGCGGGTGCTGCTGCTTATTATAATGAAGCTTTATATGACGCAGAAGCAATATTTGATGGTAATCCAACACCAGTAAGAAAAACAAATATGAATGGTAGTGGTTTTTCAATTGCACTTTCTTATGTGACTAATGACATTAGTGCTAGTCACACCATTCAAGGATTTGTTTTGAATTTCTCAATAAACGATAGGCGATAAGGAGAACAACGTGGCTGGTTATGTAAGACAATCCGCAGCAAGTATAGTACCTTCGGCTATTGTTCGTGCTGCTCCAATTAACAATGAGTATAATGCTCTTAGAGATGCTTTTGCTCAAGCAACTGGTCATAAACATGATGGCACTGCTGCTGAAGGTGCTTATATTCCTTTAATTTCTGATACTAATTCTAGAAATAAAGTTGTAGTAGACAGTGTAAATAATAGACTTGGTTTCTTTGTTAGTGTTTCTAGTGCTGCTGCTGAACAAGTTAGGCTTGCTCAGAATGTTTTGAATCCACTTACTGATAATGTTTTTAGTTTAGGAACCAGTCCTCTTAAATTTAAAGATCTTTTTCTTGGTGGAACAGCAACAATAGCAAGCGTTGTTGCGACAGCAGCAACAATTAGTAGTGGCACAATTAACAATACCACTATTGGAGCAACAACTGCTGCTGATGGTACATTCGCTAATTTAACAGTAAATACTGCTGCTACTATTGCTTCAGCAGCAATTAGTGCCGGTACAATTAATAACACTACTATTGGTGCTACTACAGCAACAACTGTTAGAGGCACTACAATTACAGCCACTGCTGGCTTTACTGGCGCTTTAACTGGTAACGTCACTGGAAACACTAGCGGAACACATACTGGTGCTGTTAGTGGTAACGTCACTGGTGATTTAGCTGGAAATGTAACAGCCACTGTTGGCTCTTCTTCCTTTAATGATGTAGTCATTAATGGCACATTAGATATGACTAGTGGCTCTGCTGGTACAATCACTGGGCTTTCTTCTCCAGTTAATGGTACAGACGCTGCTACAAAGACATACGTTGATACTGCTGATAACCTTAAGTTAAATCTTTCCGGTGGCACTATGTCCGGTGCTATTGCAATGGGTACGTTCAAAATTACCGGATTAGGAACACCAACAAATAATGCAGATGCTGCTACAAAAACATACGTTGATACTGCAATTAGCAGTCTTGTTAATTCTGCTCCCGGTACATTAGACACTCTTAATGAGCTTGCTGCTGCTTTAGGTAATGACGCAAGTTTCTCTACAACAGTTACCAATTCCATTGCAACTAAACTAGCACTTGCTGGTGGCACTATGTCTGGTGCAATTGCAATGGGTAATAGCAAAATTACTGGATTAGGTACTCCCACACTTACTGGAGATGCTGCTACTAAAGGCTATGTAGACACTGCTAATGCATTAAAGCTAGATCTTACTGGTGGCACAATGTCTGGTGCAATTGCAATGGGCACTAGCAAAATCACTAATCTGGGAACACCAACAGCTAACACAGATGCTGCTACTAAAGGATATGTAGACACTGCTGATGGACTTAAACTAAATCTTACTGGCGGTACAATGTCCGGTGCTATTGCAATGGGCACTAGCAAAATTACCGGAATGGGTGACCCAACAAACGCTCAAGATGCAACTACTAAAACGTATGTCGATGGTATTTTGGGAAGTGCTACTGCTGCGGCTACTTCGGCAGCGGCTGCTGCTACTTCTGCCAGCAACGCGGCTACATCGGCTTCCAATGCGTCTACATCGGCTACCAATGCATCAGCAAGTGCTACTGCTGCTGCTGCTTCTTATGACAGCTTTGATGATCGCTATTTGGGGCCTAAAGCGTCTGATCCTACATTGGATAATGACGGTAATGCTCTTCTTACAGGTGCTTTGTATTTTAATACAACATCTAATGAGATGCGTGTTTACACAGGATCAGCATGGGTAGCGGCTTATGTTTCGGCAGGTGTTTATGTTCCATTGTCAGGCGGGACAATGACAGGCGACTTAGTATTAGGAACACAAAGAAGTGTTAGATTTGCTGATTTAGATAGTTCAAACTATGTTGCGTTTAAAGCAGCTTCTGTTATAACTAATAATGTTGTATGGACACTTCCAGCAACAGATGGTACAACAGGTCAGACAATTATTACAGATGGTAGTGGCACTTTGTCTTGGGGTGCTGGAGGAGGCGGTGGAAGTACCAACCTTGATGGTGGAACTCCAACATCCAGTTATGCAGCCACAACATCAATTAGCGGGGGAACACCGTAATGCCGGTGCAAATTCAACTTAGAAACGGAACTGCTGCCCAATGGACAGCGGCAAACCCAACCCTCGCTGCTGGTGAGGCTGGGGCAGAAACAGATACGTCTAAAATTAAAATTGGTAATGGGTCTACTGCTTGGAACTCATTGGCATATGCAAGTGGAACAGGAACAGTAAGTACAGTTGGTTGGACTGGTGGTATTGTTTCTATTACCAACCCAACAACAACTCCTGCTTTTACTATTGCTGGTAATTCTGGTGGTGTTCCATATTTTAATAGTGGCACTACATGGGCAACTAGTGCTGCTTTAACAGCAAACAGTTTGGTGGTTGGTGGTGGTTCTGGATCGGCTCCTGCAACAGTTTCTAACATCACCAGTGATAACAATTATTTGCAATTGGGTGCAACAACCCCGTTGCGTTTTGCTGATACTGACAGCAGCAATTATGTAGCGTTCAAAGCTCCCGGCACGGTGGCTACTAACGTCACATGGACATTGCCAGCAACAGATGGCTCTTCTGGTCAAGCGTTGTCTACAAATGGTAGTGGAACGCTTTCATGGTCAAACGTAAGTAGTACAGTTGCATCTGGTGCAATTTATTTAAATAATTTGTCAATTAATAGCAGCTACACAATTGCATCATCTCAAGGTGCAATGTCTGTTGGTCCGATCACGGTGGCTTCTGGGTCAACGGTAACGGTTTCTAGTGGCTCACGCTATGTTGTATTCTAAGGATAAAACATGAGTCTAATTTCAGCGGGTACAACTAGCGGAACGGCGCTGGTATCGACCGGCGATACTACTGGCAACTTGGTGTTGCAGACCAATGGCACAACAACTGCGGTAACGATTGATACGTCGCAGAATGTTGGGGTTGGCGGGACATCGTTTGGTTCTGGCGCAGTGGTAATGTTTATTGCCAATGCAACCACGGTTCCTACAACAAATCCAAGTGGTGGTGGTGTTTTATATGTGCAAGCCGGCGCGTTGAAATATCGCGGATCGAGCGGCACGGTAACGACGCTTGGCGCGGCATAAGGGGAAACTAAATGTCGGTACTCATTGACGGAACCACCGGGACAACGCAGCCTTCGGTCGCAATGACCGGAGCCACTAGCGGTACGGTTACGCTCACTCCTCCGGCGGTTGCGGGGACGCAAGGGTATACGTTGCCTTCGGCGCTTCCAACGGCTTCTGGGCAGGTGTTGAGCGCAACCACGGCAGGCGTAATGTCATGGACAAATTCATTGCCAGCTTCTGGGCCAACATCAGTTGAATATCTTGTTGTTGCTGGCGGTGGTGGCGGGGGTGGTAATGACGGAGCAGGCGGCGGTGCGGGAGGGCTTTTAACGTCGACTTTAGCTGTTGCGTCTGGCACCGGATACACGGTTACTGTTGGGGGTGGCGGAGCAGGCGGAACAGCAAGCCCTGTAGTAGGAACAAATGGTGTCTCTTCAGTCTTTAGTTCTATTTCTACTGTTGGAGGCGGAGGCGGAGGTGGGGGTGCTATAGGTAGCGAAGGTGTCTCCGGAGGTTCTGGGGGAGGCGCTCCAAATCCAGCAGGCGTTGCAAAAACCGGAGCAGCCGGAACTGCGTCCCAAGGGAACAAGGGTGGAGACAGTATAGCCACCACATCGACAAGGGCAACTGGCGGTGGAGGCGGGGCAGGTGGAGCGGGTCAAAACGTCCCTAACATAAACACTTCTGGCAACGGCGGTGCTGGCATTACATATACATCTGGGACCAGCATTACTGGCCTAGCCGCATCATATGCCGGTGGTGGCGGGGGTGGCACTTCTGCTCAAACTCCCGGATCTGGTGGGACAGGCGGAGGGGGGAATGGGGCGGCATCTGGTACTGCAACTGCAGGTACTGTTAATACCGGCAGCGGGGGCGGCGGGAGCGGCGAAATCGGTGGTGCAGGGGGTTCTGGTGTTGTGATTTTAGCCTATGCAGATACCTTTGCAAATCTTTCGTCGATTGGTGGTACATTAATTACACAATCGTGGAACGGCAGCGCGTGGGTTAACAATTCTTCCGGATCAACAACACCAAACACAACAATTCGTTCTGGCTATAAAGTGTACCGATTTAGCTCCGGTACTGGCACAATTCAGTGGTGATGTAAATGGCACATTACGCAGAACTCAATCACGAGAATGTTGTAATCCGTGTCATTCCGGGTTGGGATGAGACGGAAAAGTCTGGGATGGAAACAATTTTGTTGCTTGAGACGGGTAACATTTGGAAACGCACCAGTTACAACACGCATGGTGGTCAGCATTCAGGCGGTAAGCCATTTCGCAAGAATTACGCAGGTATTGGTTACACCTACGACGCAACCCGTGACGCATTCATCCCACCAAAGCCATTCGCGTCATGGACTCTGAACGAAGACACTTGTCTGTGGGAGCCTCCTGTGCCCTACCCTGCTGACGGTATGTACACATGGGATGAAGAAACGACTACTTGGAAGGAAGTCTAATGGCTGCTCTAGTCTTATCCGGTGACACCTCCGGGACGGTTGCGTTAGGTGCGCCACTAGTCGCCGGTACTCAGGCTTATACGCTGCCAACGGCTTTGCCTACGGCTAACGGTTCAAGTCTTGTTGCAACGACCGCAGGGGTTATGAGTTGGGCTACTATAAATCCTGCAACCGCACCGACATCTGTTGAATATCTTGTTGTTGCTGCTGGCGGTGGTGGTGGTTTTTACTCCGGTGCTGGCGGCGCAGGGGGGCTTAAATCAGCGTCTGGATTTGCTGTAACTGCTGGAAGCCCTATAACAGTCACAATTAATGCTGGTGGTGCTGCTGGAACAGCCGGAACTGGAGCTGGCGGCGATGGCGGAACATCTGTTTTTAGTTCAATTACATCGACTGGTGGTGGTGGAGGCGGAAACTTTTTTTCGCCATCAAGTGCTGGTCGCCCCGGTGGTTCTGGTGGTGGCGGGAGTTTTGGGGCAACTTATTCACCGGGGGGCGCGGCATCTCCTGCAGGGCAAGGAAACGCTGGTGGCGTAGGTGAGCAACCCGGAACAACTTCTGGAGCTGGTGCGGGTGGTGGCGGCGCTGGCGCAGTTGGTAGTAGTTGGGTTTCTGGAGGAAATGGCACTTCCGGAGGCGTTGGTTCGTCTGCATATACTACATGGGGTGCAGCAACTAGCACAGGCCAAAACGTAGGCGGGACTTATTTTTACGCTGGCGGTGGTGGCGGTGGCACTGGTAATGGTACTGGCGGTGCAGGTGGAAACGGTGGCGGTGGTACTGGTAATGGAAGTGCAGGTGGAGGGTCTGCTGGACTTGTTAATACTGGTGGTGGTGGCGGCGGCGGCAATAACACCGCAGCATTTGCTGGTGGAAGCGGTATCGTAATTATTCGATATCCTGACACCAACACAGCAGCCGCATCAACAACCGGATCGCCATCGGTTGTTGTTACTGGTGGTTACCGCTACTACACGTTTACCGGCAGCGGTTCCATTACATTCTGAGGATCAACATGGCACATTTTGCAAAACTTGATGAAAACAATATTGTTATTCAAGTCACAGTCATTAACAACATTGAAATGCTCACCTCTGATAATGTTGAATCGGAAATGATGGGCGTTGCATTTTTGATTCGTTGGTCCGGTGGCTATTCCAATTGGAAACAAACCAGTTATACCGGCAAGATTCGCAAGAATTACGCTGGCATTGGATACACTTATGACGCAACTCGTGATGCGTTTATTCCTCCGAAGCCGTTTGAGTCTTGGACATTGAACGAAGAAACCTGTTTGTGGGATGCGCCAACACCAATGCCTGTTGATGACAAGCAGTATCAATGGGACGAACCAACAACTTCTTGGGTGGTGATCAATGGATAAGGCAAACCTATCAATCAATCTGCTAAACGTCCAATATGGAACAAGCCTAGACCTAAAAAGCTAGGCTTTCCTACACTTTTATTTCTCAAAAGAAAAATATAGGGCTTTAGCTAAAATGCTAATTAGCCCTATTTTAGTTTATGTAATAGGTAAAAATAATGTCTGAAAAGCTAGAGGCAAAATCACAACTTATTGAGAAGACAGCTTTTGCTGTTTTGCCTATTCTTTTTACTTGTGTTGTTTATTTAATGTCAGCACTAGATAAGTTGACACATGATGTCACTGTCCTTAATGCTAAGATTTCCCTTGTTGTCACATCCGACAACAAACAAGCCACTAATAGTGGTGCTGAACTTGCTAGAGAAAAACTGCGTCAAGATTTAGAAAAAGAGATACAGCGTAATAGAGACATGATTCATGAGAATCAAAAACACATCAGTATTATTGAAGACAGGATGGCGAGAAAGTAATGGAAATTGCAGAACTTTTTCTTAAAGCATGGCCGATATTACTAGGCTTTATAACCCTTATTATTGTACTATCTAAGCTTGATCTGCGAGTTGCAGTTTTAGAAGAGAAAGTTAAAACTGCTTTTGAAATTATTAATAAGATGAAGGATAAGTGATGGCTACAAAAGCTAATGTTTATACAAAGCCTACATTGCGTAAGAAAATTGTAGCTGATGTAAAAGCCGCTGCCACTATGGGTACTGGTGCTGGGGAATGGTCAGCCCGTAAAAGTCAACTGGTAGCAAAGAAATACAAAGCTGCTGGCGGAAAATATAAATGAAATTGACTAAAGCTCAACAGTCTTTAAAAGATTGGGGAGATCAGAAATGGACAACAAAGTCTGGTAAGAAGTCTTCAGAAACTGGTGAGCGATATTTACCTAAAGCAGCTATTGCTTCTTTAAGTGATAAGGAATATGCTGCTACTACTAAAGCAAAACGTGAAGGCACGAAAGCAGGTAAACAATTTGTAGCTCAACCAAAAGCTATTGCTAAGAAAACTAGGAGTTTTAGATAATGTTAGTTAAGAAGCCCATGAAAGACGGGACAAGTAAAGACATTGGTACACTTATTGGTATCCTGTTTCTTAGCCGTGAAGTAGCACATAGAGAACATCTTTCTACTAAAAGTTTTTCTGCTCATATGGCGTTGGGAACTTTCTATGACAACATTGTAGAAAGGGCTGATGCCATCACTGAAGCTTATCAGGGCAGAAATCAAGTGTTGATTAATATTCCTTTTGTTCCTTATACACATGGAGATGTAGACATCATCTCTTGTCTTAAAGAATTTCTAGCAGAAGTGGAAGACATTAGATATACGGCTGTTTCTAAAGATGACACTCCTATTCAGAATTTGATTGATGAAGCTGTTGCCACTTTCCTTAGTACTATTTACAAACTTACGTTTCTTAAATAAAGGATTTTATTATGCTAGAAATGCTTAGCGGTGGTTTGTTAGGTAGTCTTTTTGGTGGACTATTTCGTCTAGCTCCAGAAGTGCTAAAACACTTTGATAAGAAGAACGAAAGGGGTCATGAGCTTTCTATGTTTACTCTTCAAACTGATTTGGAGAAGATGCGTGGTGAGTTTAAAATGGAAGAGAAGTATGTTGACTATTCTTCTAATCAACTAGACGCAATTAAAGAAGCATTTAAAGAACAATCAACCACTGCTAAAGAAGCTGGCTGGTTTGTCTCTGCTGTATCTGCTCTAGTCAGACCCGGAATTACATGGGCTTTGTTTTTTATGTATGCTGCTGTAAAAGCGGCTGCTATTTACATGGCTTTTAAAGTAAACGCTGATTGGGCAGCAGTAATGACTAGCTCTTGGGGTACTGATGATTTTGCTATGTTAAATATGTGTCTTACTTTTTGGTTTGTTGGTCGATCCATTGAAAAGTATAAAGACAGCAAATGACAACTGAGGCAATCACCATTGCTGCCAACGTCTTAGTAAAACCTTTTGAAGGCTATGCTAAACGTCTGCCCAACGGTGATTGCAAAGCTTATCCAGATCCCGGCACTAAAGGACATCCTTATACTATTGGTTGGGGATGTACAGGATCTGATATAACGCCTGAGACAGTCTGGACCGAAAAGAAAGCACAAGAAGAGTTGGATAAACATCTTCTTTATTTTGCAAGTCAAGTGGCTAAGCTTTCTCCTTCTTTGTTAAAGACAGAGCCAAGAAGATATGCAGCAATAATTAGTTTTGCTTATAATTGCGGAGTTGGTAATTATAGGATTTCTACATTAAAGAAAAGAGTTGATGCTGGCGACTGGGAAGGCGCACAAGAAGAAATAATGAAATGGAATAAGGCTGCTGGTAGGGTGTTAGCAGGGCTAACTAAGAGAAGACAAGCTGAAGCTTCTCTGCTTTCTTGATGGAAACTAACATGAGCGAAATTGACCCCTTTTCTTATGGACAATTAACAGCCAAAGTGGAAAGTTTGGAAAAGAAAGTGGATAAGCTTGAGGAAGGTGTTTCTCAGCTATTAGAGCTTGCCAACAAAAGCAAAGGTGGCTTTTGGGTAGGAATGGTTATTGCTTCTTTTTTGGGTGGCGTAATTACATTTATTATTGACAAGCTATTTAAATAAGGCTTTACGCTAATGGAACAAAACTTTACCGAAACTCAAAAAGAAATTGTTGCGCGTAAGTTGGGATATGAAGGCCCAATGAATATGTTTGACAAGTTTCTTGAGTCGGATGCTGGTGCTGCACAAAAATACGGGAAAGTTGTTTCTGCTATTGGGCCAAAGATGCGTAAAGGCGGGGTGGTAAAGAAGTTTGCTCCGGGTGGTGATGTCACCACTTATGAAGACTATAGAACAGCCCGTCCGGGCGCTACTATGGAGCAGTTTGAAGACTACATGGCTGGTGGTAGCAGGATTACTAAGGCAGCAACAACAGGAACCACTACTGGCAACACTGGAAATTTAACTACTGCACAAATAAAAGCATTAACCACTGGATCTGCTGGAGCATTAACTACAGGATCTGCTAGTAGTTTGGATGCTATGACTGGCGCTCCTAAAATTGCTGGCGCACCTACTATTACTGCTGCTCAAACTGATACAACAAATTTAGGAGCAACTGTACAAAAAGCTCCTGCTGCTATTACCACTGCTAGTGTACCCACAATAGCTGCTGCTACTACTGCTGCTGCCCCTGCTGCTGTTACTAGTAATAGTGTTTTAGCATCAGCCTCTTTAGGTGCTTTGCAATCAGCACAGAATAAATTTGCTGCACAAACAGCCCAGCTTTCCTCTAATGCTCAAGTAACAGCAGCACAGGGAACACTTTCTTCAGCCGCCATTGCTGCTTTAGTTTCAGCACCACCAGCGGCAATAGTATCAACCCAACCTGCAAGGGCTTTGCAATCTAATGAAATAGCTGCTGCCGCCACTAGAAAAGATATTGATCAGCTTCGTTATGCAACAGCACAAGAGGGCGCTCTTACTTCAGCAGACATTGCTAAAGCTGCTCAATTTACTGGAGAGATTCCAGCAGCTACAGCAGCAGCACAATATTCATTAAATTCCACTCAAATTGGTGCTCTTACGTCTTCTGCTTATAACGCAGAAAAAGCTGCTTCGATGCTTGAATTAGAAAAAAATAAATTAGCAGCAGCAGCACAAACAACACAAAAAACTTCTCTTGCTTCTGCTGAGACAAGAGCTATTACAACTGGTGAAATTATAAGCATTGAACAGCAAAATCTTAAAATTGCTGTTGATGAAGCTGTTATTAAATCAGCAGCAACAATGCAAGTTCTTGATACTGCTGCAATGGCTATTGCACAAACAGGAAGTTTTAGTCAAGCTTTAGCCACTGCACAAACAAGTATAGTAGAGGCCACCAGCACTGTGCAAGGACAACTTGCTAACCTCATGGCGCAGTTTAATGACGGCACTCCTGCATGGGCTGCTGGAGCAATTAGAACAGCTAATGCTGCCATGTCTAAAAGGGGTCTTGGCAATAGTTCAATGGCTGGGGCTGCTATTATTCAAGCAGCAATGGAAAGTGCTATACCAATTGCAGCTAAAGATGCTGAGATATACGCAACAATGGGTTTAGCCAATCTAAACAATAAACAACAAGTTGCTTTGGCTAACGCTGCTGCTGGTCAAAACATTGAATTAGCAAATCTAAACAATAAACAACAAGTAGCTTTGCAAAACAGTGCCAATGCTTTTGCATTACAAAGCGCAAATCTTTCTAATACTCAAGCTGTTGTTCTTGCTAACGCACAACTTAAAGCAAGCTTTCAAAATAAAAACTTAGACGTTGCTTCACAAATTGCTATTACTAACGCAGCTAAATATGCAGAAGTTAATAATCTTAATTTAACTAATAAACAACAAGCTGCGTTGCAAAAGTCTGCTGAATCCATGCAAATTGATTTAGCAAATCTTTCTAATAGTCAACAAACAGCCATTGCTAATTTACAAGTTAGAGCAGCTATTTCTGGTCAAGAGCTTACTAATGAACAGCAAATGGCTATGCTCAAAAGTACACAAACTTTTGAGGGTGCAAAGTTTGATGTCACTAATAAACAAGCAGCTTTCATGCAAGACGCTCAAGCTGATGCAGCTTTAAAAGGCAAGGTGTTAGATAATCAGCAACAGACAGCTTTGTTTAATGCTTCTGCAAAACTTGAAGAAAGAAAAATCAATCTGACTAATGAACAACAAACTAGGTTGTTTAATAGTGCAAATAGTTTACAAATTAATATGGCAAACTTGTCTAATAAACAAGCGACAGCGTTGGCTAATGCTCAGATTGATGCTGCTATTTCGGGACAAGAACTTAGTAATAAACAACAAGTTAATATTACTAATGCTGCTAAAGTTTCTGAAATTGCTAATTTAAATTTTACAAAAGAGCAAGAAAGAGCTATTGCTAATGCTGGCTTTATTCAACAAATGAATTTGGCTGATTTGTCTAATAAACAAGCTGTTGTTCTTGCTAATGCTGCTGCTGCCGCAACAATGGATATGAAAAATCTTGATGCTAGGCAGCAAGCTGCTGTTGTTAACGCCCAAGCGTTCCTTGCAATGGACATGAAAAACTTGGACAATAAGCAGCAGATGGAAGCTCTTAAAATGCAAGAGATTTCTCAAGCTATTCTTAGCGACACTGCTGCTCAAAATGCAGCAGCAATTACTAACGCTACTAATAAACTAGAAGCAGATAAGGTGAATGCTCAGCTTACAGCAGCTACTAATCAGTTTAATGCTGGTGAGCAAACTAAGGTGTCTATTGCTAATCAAGCTATTGCTGCTGATGTTTCTAAATTTAATGTTCAACAAGCTAACGCAAGAGAAGAGTTTAATGCTAATTTGTCTACGCAAATAGAAATTGCTAATAGCAGAATAATTGCTGAAGTTTCTACAGCTAATACAGCGGCTACTAATGCAGCTAATGCTGTTAATGCTAAGAATGCTACGGATTTGTCTTCTGCTGAATATGCTCAACAAGGCCAAACATACAGAGACTTGTTAACGATGTCTTATAAATCTGGTGAGAATGAATTGGATAGAGCCACTGATATTTTAAAAGCAACAATTACTGGAAATGCGTCTGTAACTTCTTCTTCAAATGCTCAAACAGCCACAGCTTTAGGTGTTATTGGAGGTGCGTTTGTTACATCAGGAGCGGCTGGTAAAGCTTTTGACGGGATTGTATCAGTCTTTAGTAATATGTTTCCAAAAACAAATTAAATATTATGCAACTTATTGAAAATTACATTAAAAAAATTGATGATGCTATTGCTTCTAAAGGCAAAAAAGTCGATACTTCAAAAAGCCTTCTTTCTCCTTTAAAAAAGGAAGATAAAAAGACTGAAGATAAAGATTTTCTTCTTATTGTTAATGTTGTTAAAGGCATAAGAGAAGCTAGGGAGAAAATGTTAAATGGAAGATAATATTCCAGTAGAGTCTATGAGACAAAACATACCGGGAGTGTCTTGGACACTGCCGCCTAAATCTTTGCCGTGGCAACGTCCCCCAAAGCATGCTGCTGTTTCTGATGTTTTGCAAATGTATATTGAAAAGATGTCTTCTCCAGAAGTCATTGAAAATATTGTCACTTTGTTAAAAGAAACAAAGATGCCGTTGTCTATAGCAGCAGAATCTCTTATGCTTGTTGGTGTACACAAAGGATTGCACACAATTGATGCTGGTATTCTTGTTATGCCAGTGTTGATAGAGCTTATTAAAACAGCGGCAATGTTAGAAAATGTTGATGTTCCTATTTATCCAAGTGATTTGGTTAAAAACGAAAAACCAGTAGAACCAGAAATTATTGAAAATGCTTTGAAATATGCTTTTACTTCTATGCAAGCTGTTGCTAATGAAGAACCTACTTTACTTAGTGGGTTAATGAGTAAAAAGAAAGGAGTGATGTAATGGGTGCAGCAGCTTTTTCCCTTCTTGCTGGAATAGCTTCTGGTTATGCAACCAAAAGTGCAGAAGAAGAAAAACTAGGAAGCAAATTTGGAGAGTATGCTTTTAGCACTCTTTATGATGGCTACAAAACTGCAAAGAAAGACTACGACGAAAGACAAAACCTGTACATAGATACAGCTACTAAGCTTAGAGAGTTTTCTAACACTTATGGATATAAGGTTTCTGAAGGTGAATTAAAAGAAGCAATGTCTAGTCCTGCTTTTGTTTCTGAATTTAGCAGAGCTATGACAAAGCAAGATTTTGATCCAAGCAAAGTGGAATGGCAAAAGCTTTTTAGCAAAGTTGATAAAGAAAAAGCGGATCAATTCGCTGGCTCAGTAGAAGACTTTATTAAAGGTGAGTTTAAAATGCCAACAGCAACTTCTGTTGCTGAAGGTGCTTTAAAGCCACAAGCACCAGTTAGTGGTCTTTATGCAGGAGCTAGAGAAAAGGGATATAAAACAACATTTGAAGGCGCTGCTAAAGCATCTGGTGTTTCTATGGAATCCCTCATGGGAGCTTCTGGCGGCATCACTCCAAAAACCACTATCTCTGGTTCAAAATCTCAATTTGAGTTTGGTGCGTTTAGGCCAGAAGATTTAGATGATATTGGAAGAAGATTGGCTAAACAAAGGGTTAATTTGACAGTTAATGTAGATCCAGAAAATCCACCACTTAATCAAAAAGAACTTGTTGCTCAAGTAGATCAAGACCTTTCTAGATGGAGAGAAGCTAAACGATCTATTAATCCCACTTCTGATTCATTTACAGAAATGAAGAGTGACGCTATGACTGGTCTTGCTCATGCAAGACAAACAAAAGATCAAAAAAAGATTGAAGAAGCATTGGCTAAGCTTAATGATATTACGGAAATAGAGTATCTTGCTGCTAATTCGCACGGTGGTCCAGAGTCACAAGAAAAAGCAGAGGCACGTTTAATGTCCAATGCTGTAAAAATAAGCAAGATGCCAAAAGGAGAGGCAAGAGATGAGCTAGAACAAGCTAATAATGATGAAATGAGAACTAGGGCAAAATTTTATAAAATATTTAGAGAAGAAAAAGGTTTGACACAAAGCGATAAAGATAACCAAGTTAATAAAGCAACTATTGCAAGTATGTTAAGGCGTAATATTTTTGAAGTTATGCTTCCAAAAGGCGCTATTACTCCACAAGCTGATGGTAGCTTTACCATTAATAGTTTGCCGGGACTTAAAGACGAACAAATTAAAGCTGCTGCTATGACTGTACAAAAAAGACTTATTGAGATGTTTACAAATAATGGTGTTCCTGTAGATAACGCATCTAAACTAATCCTAATGGCTAATATGGTTAATTTTGATGCCAACGGAAAAGCAACGGTAAATAGCAATTTGGGACCATTGTCTTCAGAACCACCTCCGCTTTTTCCTACAACAGGCCCTACAACGCCTTCGCAGCCTCCAGCAGCCACTACCCCATCAAGGACATTGGCAATGCCTCCTGTAGCGGCTCCTACAGCCCCTCCAGCGGCTGTTCCAGCAACTTCTGCACCTTCCAAAATCAACATTGCTGATGAAAGACAAAAAGCAGCAGCCGCTATTGCCAAAGGAGCGCCAGAAGATAAAGTTAAAGCAGTATTTAAACAGAAGACAGGGCAAGACTACTAATGGATGACTACGAAAGTCTTATTCCACAAAAACCAGCAGTTGACGATTACGCCGCTTTAATCCCAAAAGCTGGTAAGAATGAATATGAGGCTCTCATTCCTGTTGGAATGTCAGAGCAAGAAAAGCTTCGTCAAAAATATGCTGGCTTTACCACAGCACCAACAATAACAGAATCAAAGCAAACCAAGTCTCCATTTAAAGACCTATACGAAAA